ATCATCTTCAGAAGGCTATAACGTAACGGCAGGTGATTTAATTTCTATTACTCATAGTTCAGTCGGTTTTACGACAGTATTATTTCGTGTTTCTAAAATGGTAATGAACCTTGATGGTACTGTTCAAATCGTAGCGAAAGAACATAACGATGCCATTTATAGTGAAAACACTAATTCTGCTTTTGTTGCATCAACTTTAAGTAATTTACCAGACCCTTTAAAAGCAACACCGCCAACGAATATAGATATTTCCGAAGCATTATTTGAAGTAATCCAATCCGCAGGAGTTCATAACCGAATTACTGTAACTTGGGATGCCTCAAATAACCAATTTACTGACCATTACGAATGGCAGTATAAAAAATCATCAGAAGCAGATACTGAATATAATTTAGGGGGAATTACCAAGGATACTTCAGCTTTTGTAGATGATTTGGAAAATACCGAATACACCTTTCGGGTAAGAGCCATTAATGCTTCAGGTGCAAAATCTACTTATGTCAGCGATACCCATAATGTAATCGGGTTACAGGCAATACCAGCAGATGTTACGAATTTTAGTGCAAATGTACTTGATGGAAATGTTTACTTAACGTGGTCAAAACCAACGGACTTGGATGTTAAAATAGCAGGAAAATTAATTATCAAATTTCAGGATGTAACCGATGGATCTCATTCATGGACCGCAGGAAGGTTAATTAGTCCTGAGGGATTTGCACCAAATGATACAGTAGCTATCACCTCCTTTATTAAAGCAGGAACTTACATGGCGAAATGGGAGGATTCAACAGGAAACCGATCTGCTAATACAGTTAATTCAATTATATTTGCTTCAACAGTTCAGCATTTAAATTCAGTAACTAACGATACTGTTTCACCAGCGTTTACTGGAACCTATTCGAATACATTAGTTGACGATAATAAATTAAAATTTACTGGTGCAGATGTAACCTTTGGCGGTACTGACTTAACAAGTGGAATCGAATTAACAGGTGCAACGGCATCATTAACCGAAGCAGTATATGGAACTAACCATGATTCAGAAGTTACGTTATCGGGCGATATAACGATGGATGGAGGTGGTTTACCTGATCAATGGTGGGTTATTGGTTTAAGAAATGGTGAAACTTATGCTTCAATAGATCAGCAAAATACGACTGGTAGTTTTATTTCAGATGCGTTTGATTTAGGACAAACATTTAGTGCTAGAGTAACAAGTATCATTAATTTTAGTTTTTCTCAAACTTCTGTTAGAGACACTATTGATAATTTAGCATCTGAAGCTAAAATAGATGATATAACAGATTGGGATACATTATCCTATGGAGTTGACGATATTAACGTGCAAACTTATGTAAGAACCACTAACGATGATCCTTCAAGTTCGCCAACTTGGACTAATTGGGAAAGGTTCTTAACAGGTGATTTTTCTGCAAGAGCATATCAATGGAAAATAGAAATAGAATCGGGTGATACTTTCCACCAAGTAAATATAAACGAATTTAAAATGATTGTTGATTTACCTGACTTGACAAAAAGTGGTTCTGGTACTTCATCAACTGGTGCAGATACAACTGTAACTTTTGTTGCGACACCAAGATTTTACAGTACTCCTAATGTCGGAATTACAGTATCGAATATGTCAACTGGTGATTACTACGCAATTTCAAGTAAAACGAATACTGGTTTTATTTTTAACGCATACAATTCAGGTGGCAGTCGGGTAGCAAGAAATTTTGAATACATAGCAAAAGGATACTAATGGCAACGCACGACTATAATATTGCAAACCAAACTGGTTCTAACTTTAGGTCTGATTTAAATAATGTACTTAGTGCAATATTAACTAATAATTCTGCCAGTTCTGAACCAAGTACGACTTCTGCTTACATGCTTTGGTACGATACCAGTAACCATATGCTTAAAATTCGTAATGGTACAGATAACGGTTGGATTATTTTAGCTGATTTAGTCGATGGAGCATCAGCACCTAAATTCCAAGGAAATGATGGATCAGTTAGTGAACCTACTTATTCTAATTCTGGCGACACGAATACTGGAATGTATTTTTCAGGGGCAGATGAAGTAAGTATTGCGACAGGTGGAAATCAAACTTTAAAAATATCAGCAGGAACCCTTGAAATAGGAGCTTAAATTATGGCAGTGCGAACTATAAAACCAGATTCAGGAAATGATCTGGAGTTACAAAATAATAGTGGTGGAGCTAAAATTACGATCCCTAATTCTGGAGATATTGCAATTTCTGGAACCATTGGTTCCGGTACGTTCAACGGAACGATTGGGAGTAGTGCGACATTGCCCGCAGGAACCATTGTTCAAGCAAAGGGTGGTGCTGTTTCTAATGGTGGAGGTACGCTAAATTTTACAAGTTCCGGCCCCTCTGGTGTAGCTGAACAATCAACTGGACTAGCGGTTAATATTATTCCTAAGTTTTCTAATTCATTAATCTATGTCATGGCAAGCCTGAATGCAGCAGCCATTGGGCAAAATTGTGGAGTCCATTGGAAAATGGAGGGTACTGGTTTAACTACTAGACGAAGCTACGACAGTCAAACTACCTATGGATCGACTTGGAAAACAGGAGCAATGATCGGCGTTAGTGTTTCATGGACGGATGACGGAACTCCTATTACACATCATTGGCAAGATACGGCCCAGAGTGCAAGTACTGTCCATGGTTATACGTTAATGGCAAATGCTGAAACCACTAGTACAGGCACTTACCTTGCTATCAACCATCGGGGCAATGATGCAAATTTTGGAAGTGTCTCTTACTGTTTAGTCTTGGAGATAAAAGTATGATCATTATTGAAACGTTTAAAAAATTAAATATCCCTGAAAATGCTTGGGTATCAATACAGGGCGAAGATTATTCTTCTATAGTTTGGACTGATAAAGAGTATTCAACTGAATCCGAATGGAATGATGCCTTAAAATTTGTCAAAAAAAATAAGCATCCTATGATTTTACTTAGAGCAAAAAGGGATAAAAAACTAGCAGAGACCGATTGGTGGGGAGTAAGTGATAGGGGAATGACACAAGAGCAAAAAAAATATAGACAAAAATTGCGTGATCTTCCTGCGACTGCATCACCAAGTCTTGATGAAGACGGAAACCTTTCTGGTGTTTCATGGCCTGAAAAACCTGAATAAATGACAGGATTAATAATTTTCTTTCTGATTTATTTTGGCATTTTACTGGCAGGAATCTCAGGGATTTGGTTTTTGATCAGTAATTATGATGCCATTATTTTCAGGAAAAAACGTACTTGATAAATGTTTGAATTATTTGCATCGGGACACCATCCTCCTGCACCGCAAAGTTTTATGGAAGTTAACAATATAATTGGACTAATTGAACGGTTAGGACTTCCTGCGGTAATTATCGGTGCGACCTTTTTTTATATTTATAAAATGGGTCAGGCTCATAGGGATGAAGTAAAATCATGGCAGGAAAAAGATACACAAGCAGACGGGCGTTTAATTGATGTAATTAATCTAAGTAATAAAAGGAACGAATCCTTTCAACAGGCTTTAAATGAACAAACCCTAGCCATTAAAGATTTAGTAAATGAAATAAGATTCATGAAAAATGCTAAGTGATGGAATCGCATCGTCTTTGGATTAGGGCAGGATTGTCGTTTATGCTTTTACTAATTTTTTGCACTCTTTTAATTTTAATATTTTACGTTGAATTACCACCATCGGCAGAAATAACCAGCGCAACCTTGTTAGGTGCTTTAGTGGGCAACTTAACTTCTACCCTGAGTTACTGGTTTGATTCTACCGAACATGATAACTCACCAAAAAAGGCCACATGATTTTTTTTATCTTACTCCCCCTGACCCGGAAAACAGAAATATTAAAAATGAGAAGACCGACATGATTCCAATACTGGGAACGGTTTTAGGTTCAACGGCAAAAACATTATTGATAAGCCTTCTTTCGGAGAGGGTAATCATTAAAGTTTTGATAGGTAACGATGAAGGCGGTGGCGTACTTGGTTGGCTGGTTAAGCGGTCTACGAATACCCTGGATGACCAACTGGTTAACACGATTCGGGAACGGTTACAGGAAACAGGTAAATTATGAATATACCCGTAGAGAGTTTATATCGGGTCTGTGTGCGAGTTTTTTAATGGGTAAGTATCTTACGCCTAATTTTACCATTGATGAGCTCCAATGCAGGGGTACAGGAGTTTGCCAAATGGATGAGGAATTCATGGAACTGCTTCAACAGGTCAGAAATAATTTTGGTAAGCCTATGGTGGTAACCAGCGGTTACAGGCATCCCGATTATAATGAAGAACTCCAAAAAAGGGGAATTACCAAAACAGGCAGAACAGGACCGCATACGACAGGAAAA